CGGCTGACCGCTAACACGACCTCCCGGTCTAAACTTTCGGCCCCTTCGCTCAAGATATGCTTTGCGTCGCTGTTGTCTAGCACTCAGTTCTTTTAGACCACCGCCAGTCGGTGGCTTCTTAAACATTCCCTCAGCCATTACTTTTTCCCCTTTCGCGTTCGTGATTTTGTTTTTTTGTAAGCGCGCTCTAAAGCGGCTCTCGTAGAATCAGCTCGTACTAAGTTGCCGTTTGCGTCCCTGTACATGCCAGCCGATAACCGGTTTACCTGCCCCGCTTCGGGTCTAACTTCACGCACTGGTTCAGGAGCGACCTCCTCCATCGGTACTAACTGCGTTGCGGCGGTCAATAAACGTTGATACTCAGGCTGTTCGATTCGCCCTTCCGCAAGTCCTTTATCAATATTTTCTTTTATCAAATCGAACGTAATACCTTGCTGTTGCGCAAAGTGTCGCATATTTGCCGCGGCTATCTCTGGATTGTCGTCTGCATTACTCAAAGCACCCCGCATATACATGCGACCAACTGACCGGTTGTTATCGCCGAGAAATCCGTAGGCGGCCACAAGCGCGTCGGATAATTGCACCGTTGGCTCGTATGAAGCAGGGTTAGCTTCTCGCATCTTGTCCATCGAGGACTTTTTCAGAGTTGAGCCATCAGCACCAAAATCGGTCTTCGTACCATCAGCTAAAGTACCTTGCCAGTTCTCATCTAAAACCCCGCGCTCTTGTAAAGCGCCACGGATTCCGTCGCGCCGTACTTGCTCTTTGCCCTTGCCACTTCCCATGAACCGCGATGCAATTACTCCAATCGCGGCACCAATAATTGTACCGACTACAGGAACGACTGAACCAGCCGCGGCACCAGCCGCCGCACCAGCGCCCAAACCGCTCGCCATCCCTGCTAGCGTTCCAGCGCCTAAGCCTAGTGAAAGTCCTGACACACCGCCTGAAATAGCACTTGCGGTGTCACGTTGCTTACCAGCCGCCATTGAGCCAGTTATATCTGCCGTTTGCTTAGCGCCATAGAGTCCAGAGGCTATTTGAGCGCCCGGCACTAAATAACCACCTAAAGCTTCTGTGGCCGCAGTTTGTGCCGCTGTGCCGGCCAGACCACTCGAAGCAAGTGTTGTAGCACCGCCGACACCTTGAATACCAGCACCAGCATAATCACCTGACTTATATGATTTATAAGCGCTATAAAGTTGCGCCGCACCAGCCGCGCCCTTTACTAAATCGCCAACGCTAATACTGTCGAAAAAGCCGGGGTCTTGTAGAGACTCTGTTGGCACGACTGCCTCGCCGACAGTTCCATCAACGTTTGAACTAACTTGTATTTTAGTGAACCCTTCAGGTACGCCACTTGTATCGCTTATAGGAGTAATCAGCTTATCACTTGTTTGTAGCGTGCTCGCAGTTTGTGCAGGTTGACCACTTGATAAAATATCAGCGCCACCTAAAAGCTCAGGCTGTGCTACCGGCTCAATATACCTTGTTGTGTCATTGCCAAAACCTAGCGCTTTCGCAATTTGCGAGCCACCTTCTCCAGCTAAGTACATTCCGCCGGCTGTCCCTGCCAACTGACCGTAACCGGCATACTGTTGTTGTTTTGCTTGCCGTCGGCGTTGCGATTCTTGAGCGCCAGCAATACCACCTTCGCCAAAGGCTTCGTACTGCGCTTGTTCGCCAGACATTCCACTACGTCGAAGCTCGATATATCGAGCAAGCATATCTTGATAACTCATAACGGTGTCCCAAACCCTACTTTGCCACTACGTCCATAAACTTCCATCCTAAAATCACCGCCAGCAAATAAGCTCTTGCCTACCTTTTGCCTTGCATAATCATCATGTAATAAAGCCAAAAATCTAGGTTGTATTGTGCTCAAACCGTGAATCTCAGCGAAGCGCTCCAACATGCCTTGCTCTAATGTTTTTGGATTAAGAACAGTTTCATCTGTATCAGCTAAAAACTTGTTATAAGCGCCATCGTAATACGTCCAAGTTAAACTACCATCTGAAACACTTCCCGAAGTATGAGTCGGTGGGGTAGCGCCGGTAGTTCCGCCTGTTGTCGTTGTGTAGTAATTACCGTTGTAGGAGCAATAACTGTTATTGCCAAAAGCTTCAGATGCCGCCCATGTTTTAGGCTTAATAGGTCGATCAGCTAGGTACTCAAATATAATGACATCGCCACTGCTGTCAGGCGTAGGCTCTATGAGAAGTTGATTGTTCGTTATGCCCCTGACCATAAACTGATCATAAATGGTAGGATTTAAGCCGTAGCCTTGAGTGTCGGCATACCGCTGTGGAGTCATGGGGCCAAGCAAACGCCAGCGGTTACTCTGATTCCACCATGTGTCGTAATGATACATAGAAAAATCGGCGGGCAAAGCATAACTTGCCTGCCCGCTTACATAAGTAATAGTCCCACTCTTGAATAACTTGTTCCAAAGATAAGCATGGCTCATCTCTTGATTAACGCGGTTAGCAATTGCAAGTAGTTGCTTGCTAGTTGTGTCGTTACTACCAACAACCGTTGCTCCAACGGTATAGCCCGCCTCATCTGCAACAGCGTTAACATTATCAAGTAGAGTGGTAGCCACTTAGTCCCCTTTGCGCTTTCGCCCTCGCTTAGTTGCTTGAGCTACTTCAGCCTCTAGTTTATCAATATTAGAAGGGCCTTTCTCTACCTCTTTTTCCATTTTTAAGTCAGTACCTTCATTGGCATTTACACGCTGAATTAGCACTTCCATTTGAGCTTCTAGTTTGCGACTTCTATCACGCTCATGCTCAATAGCCGCTTCAAGCGCTACTATTTTATTAGCATCAGAGTTTGCGGCTTCAACCCAAGAAATTGCTTTGCTAACAAACTGCGCTAGGGTTCCAATTCTAGCCTTAGCCGCATCTGGTGCTTCGGCTAATTGTTCTACGGTATAAAAGCCATGAAAGTTAAGCTCTTTAGCGGCGGAAGCCGGCAACATAGCCCACTCGACTAGCGGTGTTCCTTCCGCTATCGCTTCAGTATTGCTTTTGTAGGCTTCCCACTCTTTACTATAATTAGATTTATCTTGTTGCTCGACACGCCGGCAAGTTTCATCCATGCCCGGAAACTTAATAGAAATAGATTCTATTTCATCATAAACAGGCTTTCCCTCATTTGCTGACTTGACAGGATTAAGATTGTAAGCGACGAAGAACTTCACATTTGCGCGTCGTCCACTTGATTGTTGATTTTGTAATTCTTGTGTAACATGCGACCAATCGACCATAATGGTTCCCTCCCTCAATATAGGTTAGTTTTGTATATTATTCACAATATTTGAGTGTGCGACAAGCTCTAAACCGGATCGGGTCTTGGCGGTAGTAAGGCTTGTGCATCAGCCCACGAAAGAACTTCGACCTCATTAAAACGTGATTGATCTAAATAAGAGAATGTTCCTGCAAACATTCCATCTGGCCCCACTTCACTAAGCAAGTCGCCGTGTAGTATGTAACGTCCATCTGCTGTTTCTACAGGTGTGGCGTAATTCGTAGGTGGATGCTCTTGCTGTATCTCGTCCAAACGCATCTTTACATCTACAGCAAACACCAGACCGTATGTACTTCCTTGCGCGTAACTGAGCGGTAAATCGGGTATTAAATCTTCTAAGGTCATGGCAAAGCCGCTCCAATTTCACTGACTAAAGTTTTTACCCGACTTTCAAGATTTACCAAATTGAGACTTGCCCCTATCGAGTAAAATGATAGTTTTCCGTTTGTGTGCAGTTCTGGGCCAACGCCGTAATGATTTTGAGCCATTACGTACAGCGGTGTGAGAAAAGGTGGGTTACTACTTGTCGCAGTCTTTGTTTGACTTTGACTGCTAAAACGAAATGTAAAGTTTGCTGAATTATTTCTACTCAGGCCGCTAAAGCCGGGAACCGTCACATATTCGTAAAACGTGTTAAAATCTTTTACCCGCGGCACATATAGGCCGCCATATTGATAAGCAAGTTGCCAAGCGTTATTGTAAGTTCCGTTCAAGTCTTGATAGCCAATAACAGCACAGAAGTTACTTCCGTCATTATGCAACTGTGGCTCGTAAATTGATAAATGGCAATCGTTTGTGCCTGTCTCAGTCGCTAAGGTATTGCTGTTTATATACTTCGTGCTTCCGTCGCCTTGAAGTCCGGTAGTTCTACTGTAATCACCGCTAACGAAGTTGTTGTTTAGGGGCGTGGGCATTGAAGAAACTAGCGGTGTTAAGGCTCCCGCAATCGTTCTTGCGCCCATGATTAAGCAACACGCATCAATGTCATTAAACAGACCATCGTCTTTTAAGCCAACAAAGAAGTTGTTGTAAGCTTCTTTTACATCTGTTTCTAACGCTTGACCGTCGGCTGACTCAACAGCATCAATGTAGGCTTGAGCATCGGAATCGTAAGCGGGGGCGCTACTGCCACCGCCACTTGAACCTACAACGCTTAAACCCTTTACGCCTATGAACATGTTAGTACATTGCTACAATTAAAGTCGCTGTTGTGCTTGTTGAATAAACCTTGCTTGCGAATATAGGCAAAAGCGTTCCTGCTGGTACTGTGATTTGTACTGGAGAAGTATCGCCTTGCGCTAGAACATTGACAACGCCAGCACCGCCAACAAACAAAGCTCTTACAGCACCGAGATCAGTGCTATCGCTTGGTGTAACGGTCGCTAGTTTTGACGCTGAGAACAATGCGCCGGGGTTTGAAGGTGTGAAATCGCTTGCCATAATGTTCCTAATAAAATCGGGGGGAGTTGCCTCCCCCCTGTTGCCAACTTAGGTAGTCGCTAAATGCCCAACGGCTTTTAGTTCAACCGAATCAGCGCCGGTTGTGTTAGCTAGAGCAACACATCCAACAATCTTAACACCAGCGCCCGATGCGTCATCTGCAACA